TATCACCGTGTATTTCTTCGAATTTAGCCTGTGCAAGGCTTTTTAAAGAGTTGTCCACTACTTTATTCTGGTGCGGTGCATTCGGACCGTTTCTATGGCATTTATGACCGCATAGCCATACTTTTAAGCCATACTCCTCTGATTTCTTTCTGTTAGCTGTTCCGAAAAATATGTGATGGCTTTCAAGCTTGTTCATGCCGTATGATTCTTCGCTTTCGCAAAGGAAACACTTCTTTTCGCTCTGTATAATTGAATCCATTAAATACCCCATTCCTTTTTCATTCGGTTAAGTTCATCCGGTGGAAGGGTTTCAATTCCATAGTCTTTACACTCCTGAACTATTCCATCTATTAAGACACTCATTTCCTTTGTGTCATATGTACTGGATCCGAAATAGCATTGCAGCTGTATACCGGACTGCCCTCCCACTTTAACCTCACCAAGTTCTTTTACTGTTCTCCATTCTTCCTTTACCCTGTCTACTATGTGCTGCTTAACGATTATGTGTGTGAATACTCCGTACTTTCCAAGCATTTCAATATAAATTTCATCCTTAGTAGTATTAAGAGATTCAGCCAGTTTTTGAAGAAGAGCCCATAAGTAAGCATTGGCATCCAGGCTCCTTTTTTCTCTGTACTGCGCTGCTGTAATCTTAAGCTTTTTAACATTCTTAAGACGTTCATATTCTGGAAGAATGTGTGATTTCTCATTCACCGAAAAGGTTATATTAACCTCTCCGGTAATGATGTTATTGCTTATATCTGTAATCACTCCAGTGAATTCCATACAATCACCTTATTTCTTTATTGGATTTAACTTTTTTAGTGCTTCTACATATTGTGGCTTGGTTAACTGATTGACTGGAACATTAAATACATTTTTTACATCTAACTTCCTTTTGTTGCAAAGCGAAATTAATATTTCTGCTTCTTTTGCTGTTATTAATTCTTCTTGTACGGTTAGCATATTATTCTTGTCATACTTAGATTTATCTGCATCCCAATAAATATCCGCACCAATTCCAAGCTGCTTGCAAGCAACCGATATAGCATCCGTGGTAGCCATCTTATAGCATTCATCAGAAACATAAGGTCCGTTTTTTTCATTTGCTACAAACATACTGCCACCGGTTCCAGATATGGGTTTGGACCACTCATTGTCATATTTTACATATAACTCAATATCAACAAATGCTGCTATTTCACTTTCAAATGTTTCAGTCCATTTTTTAACCGGTATGTAATACCATCCAATACCGCATGGGCCAAACTGTTCAGTCAATACCTTTATTCTCCACATAGGATGAATATCAGTTTTTCCATTCATTCTTCCGCCATTTATTTTCTTTTGTGCAGAAGTAGGAACTTCCCTAACTTGGTTATATATAATCAGATTTTCCAATTAGATCACCCTTTCAAAATCTACTCCCAGGCTGCTGCAATACATTTCAATCTGCTGTAGCTCCTGTTCTGTGGCTTCAAATGTGTATGTTGCATAGGTTGTTGTGGCTGTCTGCTTTTGTACTGCCATAACTTCTTTTTCATCCTGTATCTCCTGATATACTTCCTGCTTAGCAGTTGCAGCAACTTCATTTTCTCTTTCAATCTGTGCCAAGGTTTCTCTGCGTATTCTTTCCTTTTCTCTCTCTAATTCCGCTTCCTGATCTCTTTTACGCTGCTCTTCCTGCTGTGCCAGTATTTCTTTCTTCTGCTGTTCATACCGGTTAATAAATCCGATTGCTGTAGGAAGGTTTAAGTTCTCATAATACATCTCAAGAGCAGATTCGGATTTGTCTGAGTTCATGCCTTTAATAACAGCTATACCTTGCTGTATTTCAGTTATTTTAGCTGTTAAATCATCTTTTACGGTCTTTTTACTAACAGTTGCATTTTCCCACTTGCCGTCATATAAAGTTGTTAAAGTAATGTGTTCAGCAAGCTCACCAGCTAATTCAGAATATGTATCATTTATGTACTGTATATTTTCAAGTCGTTGCTTTTCCTCATACTCTTTCACCTGGTTGTCCAGAAAATTGATAGGTTGCGATATGATTTCCTGCAACTCTTTCACTTGGTTCTCAAATTCGGTGTATGGTTTCATAAACTCATTTTTGACTTCAATCTTTTTGTCATTTAAAGCCTTAGTAATCTTACGCAAGGTAGCAATATCTTTCTTACGTTCCGGTTTATTGGCTTCTGTAACTTCCAGGCTCATATACACCTGCATCTGTTCTGTTATACTTATCTTTAATTCCTCAAAATTTGTATTAATAATCCCGGCCTGTTGGGATACTATAATTGCTCTTTCTTCCACGGTTTCTTTCCTCCTAATTCGATATAAGTTTGCGGGTCTTCATAAAATGGTAAATCCTTAGTTTCAATTTCCTCATATTTTATTTTTTTTGCTTTTCTTCCTGTATCACGCATTAATTCAATCATTTTTACTGTTAATGGGTTTTCAGTATCAACTGGATGGCTTACACGAATATCATTATCATGATTTGACATCTATTCCTCCTTTGTTGGAAGTTCAAAGCCTAAAATAGCAGCGATATCCTCCTTAGAAATGTTATAAGTACTTTTTATCGTAAAAGACCTCATAGCTTTTATCCTTGCTAATGCAGCAACTCCAGCTTCATAATTTTCTAAAGGTATACTTATCAATGTTTTTTCCACTTGACAAATCCTCTCTTTCTGCCATAATAGGCTTAGATAATTTTATTAAACTTTCCGGCTGTGAGTATTGCGAGTACTTACAGCCAGTTTTATTATTTGCATCTCTTTGCAAGGATTTTTCCATATACACCACACTCTTCCAGGGGTACTTCCCTGATAACCTTTGCTTCACTGGTACGAACTTTACCGGATGTATCATCAGGAAGAACGATCTTGTCAATGTCAACTTCTAGTTCTATAATTGCAATATCTGTCCAGTTTTTTCCGAAATCCAAGCACCAACCAATGTGAGCAATATGTATTCCTGTCCCACAATCTTCTGTAACATCCTGGTCGCATATTTCTTTAACTGTCTCTCCGATGGGATACTCAAAACTGCTATCACGGTCAGATATGTATTTACCTTCAACCCTGTGAACCGATTTGAAGAAAACAGCCTGTTTTTTATCATGCTTGATTCCATAAAAATTCATGAAGTCCTCTATGTTTTTAGGCATATATACAATTCTTGCATTGCCTGTAATTTCTATTTTGCCTTTACTCAAACGGTCAACCACTTGTGTATTGCCTGTTGCTACTACGGAACTGTTTTCCCAAGCTTCTACGGAACTGTTTCCCCGAGCTTCTACGGAACTGTTTCCCCAAGCTTCTACGGAACTGTTTCCCCAAGCTTCTACGGAACTGTTTCCCCAAGCTTCTACGGAACTGTTTCCCCGAGCTTCTACGGAACTGTTTCCCCAAGCTTCTACGGAACTGTTTCCCCAAGCTTCTACGGAACTGTTTCCCCAAGCTTCTACGGAACTGTTTTCCCGAGCTACAACGGAACTGTTTTCCCGAGCTACAACGGAACTGTTTCCCCAAGCTTCTACGGAACTGTTTTCCCGAGCTTCAACGGAACTGTTTTCCCAAGCTTCTACGGAACTGTTTCCCCAAGCTACAACGGAACTGTTTTCCCGAGCTTCTACGGAACTGTTTCCCCAAGCTTCTACGGAACTGTTTTCCCGAGCTTCAACGGAACGATAAAATTTCCTGTCTACAATAGCCCTGTTTCCGTACACTCCAAATTCGATGTAAATTCTTCCTTTGTAATCGTCGGGAATATCGTTAAATTCCTCTTGGCTTCTTACTGTAATTTCAAGTAATTTTGTGTAATCTTTCATTTCTCAAATTCCTCCTTATATTTTTTTATTTTTCAAATCCTACAATCTCACCATTTTCAATTATCAATCCGGCATTTTCTTTTTCTTTCCAATCCTGTGCAGGCTTGCTGTTCATATATTACTTTTTCTTTTCGTCAAACATTACTTTTACCATGTTTTTCTCCTTTTCTATGCGATATCGCTTATATTTACTTGGTTATTGGTGTCCTGTACTGCTTCTGAAAGAACTACCGGAAGCTGATACTCGTTAATCTTCTGTACTGCTACATCCGTCTGGCTCCGCTTGATAGCCTTATATGTACTTACTCCAAACTCTCTCTTGAGCTGGTGGTGCATATCCTGGTACACTCTGGCTCTTAAGGATTTATCTTTGTAAGCAGAGGAATCTTTACCTCCAAGGCAGTTAACACCTTTCGTCTTTATTGCTGTTGTGATCCGGTCACACTCTAGGCCGAGTAGGGGCATGTCCTGTTTGAACTGTTGCAAGTCATTATCAACAGAATCCACTCTTTGATTTACCTCAAGTGTTGCATTTCTGAGAATTTCTAAATATGAAGTTGGAGCTGTTATCTGTGACTCCATGTCGTGAAATCGGTTTATGTATTTGGCTGTAAACTCTGTTCCCTTCACACCAGTCATTTTATGAGCTATAAATTCGCAGCCTTTCTTTGTTACCAGATAACAGGGACGGAATTGCTTATTTGCATCTGTGTACATATGCTCTGTGAAGAATTCGCCCAAGTCAATTTTCACTTCGGCAGATTGGTCTATGTACCGCCTGATATCTTTCAATAAATTACTGTGGTCCTTTCCGACCATCTCCGCTACTTCTACGGATGTGATTGTTTTCTGTTCAATGTTCAATTGCTTTTCTCCTTATAAATTATTATCTAAATCTAAAACCCAATTCAATGCATCTATTTGTGCTTGATATTTCATTCTGGCATTCCTGTTATTCATGCAAGAATAATCAGATGTTCGTTTTGATTCTTTTTCTAATAATTCAATCATCTGCTCAATTTCGTATTCTGATTTCATTGCTTGTCCTCCTTATGGAATATTTTGTTATATTGTGGTACAATCTCCTTACAGGCTGGCGGGCCGAGTACTAATGGAAGGAGATATACTTATGAAGCTGAATCCCGAATGCGTAAGAGATATATTATTTACGGTTGAGGATAAAACTGATAGCGAGCATTATATTGATTACCCTTATGAATTACCTGAATGTGAACTACTTCTTAAATATTCAGAAGAAGAAGTTAGATATCATATTAATCAATGTGATATGTCTGCCCTAATTATTGTTAATGGCAAGGATATGGATGGAAATATGTCTATCATGGATTTAACTCCTGCAGGTCATGAATTTATTGCGGATATTCGTAACGACACTGTATGGAATAATGTAAAAGAAAAATCATCCAAAATCGGTGTATCATCTTTGCGTGCTATCAGGGATATTGCAGTTGGTGTAGTAAGTGAATTAATAAAAACTCAATTTTGATTCTTATGAAAGAAGTCATATATCACTCGTTTAGTTGACTGGTATGTGATTTCTTTTAGTTTCTTTTCGCTTAATTCATCTTTATGATTAGTTGCTATGTAGTACATGAGTCCGCAGGTTGTACAATAATATCCAAACATTTTTATTGCTGTGTAGATAAGTAAAGAAATTAATAGCCAAATCAATTGTTTTCCTCCTTTCCGTTTATTCAATATGTGCTCCTTCCTATTTTATGTGTTTTAGATACTTCCTTTTTTCCCTTTCAGTTACATCCTTTATAAATTTATCTAAATCTGTTGTTATAAATAATATTTTTCCTCTTGCTGCCGTTCTAATAATTGGAGCATCTTCAATTCTGGACAAACGTTTCAAGTATTCTCTGGGAAGTCCCAAGGCAACTAATTCGGTAATAGACATAAATTGTTTTTGATATCGATTGTTCATCAGGATTCCTCCTTGACTAAGTCTTCAAGTGGTACATTTAAATAATTTGCAATTTTAATCAGCTTATCTGTTTTCGGTTTGCTACGTCCGTGTTTCCAGTCACAGAATGTTACACTTGAAATACCTGTTGATTTTGCTACTCGATATGTAGTTATTCCTCGTTCTTTTATTAATTTTTCAAATGTGTTATACAAGCTTATCCTCCTTTCATATGGGACTATAGGACTATACGAAATCATAATTTAATACTTGTACATAGTTCGGATTTCTGATATAATTCTTACTGTCGAGATAAGAATATAAAGAAAATCATTATGTAATCTTACTGATAGTTACGATTTCTTAGCTACATCTACAATATAGCACCGATATCGTAATGTGTCAATAGGTTTATTTATGATTTCGTAACTATTTATGATATATGTGAAAGGTGCCTAAATTATTATGTATGAGATATTCGAAGAATTGTTAAAAACAAACAATGTAACAGCGTATAAGGTTGGGAAAGAAACAGGAATAGCATCATCCACTTTTACAGCATGGAAGAACGGAGTAAGTAATCCCAAGCCTGAAAAGCTACAAAAAATTGCTGATTATTTTGGTGTGAGTATTGACAAGTTAATGGGCAGAGAAGACGGACCATCAAAAAAACTAAGAGTTTCTGCAAAGGGTCAACTTAACGCCATTATGAATGAATATCCAACAGAATCATTGAGACTTTTATCCAAGTTGTGTAAAAAAAGCAGAATAGAAAAAGATATGACAGAACGGAGTGTATCAGTCAGTACGGGTATTGGATTAGACGAATATCTGGATTTTGAAAATCGATCAGTTAATATTGGAATTGATAACATTATTAATATATTGAATTGGTTTAAATATGATATCACTTATATCAACGGATATCTGACAGGTATACTTGTAGAGCAAAAAGAAACAGCTGCTGAAACAGAAAAATTAATTGAACGATTATTACTGGATGAAGATTTTAAGCATGAATTACTAAAGGATTTAGAAATAAGAGCCTCTATGTTAAAAAATAATAACTTAAGTAATTCTATGACTATTAATGAGAGTGCAATTGATAATTTGCTTATAGGCTTAAAATCTTTATTAGGTGAAGAAAAGTAAAGAGGTGTATATGGCAAAATACAAAAAAAGATCTGATGGGCGATATCAATCAAATATATGTATCGATATCGATAAAGAAACAGGCAAGAGATTATTTAAAACAATTTATGCACGAACTATTCAGGATTTAGAAAATGAAAAATCAGATATAAAAGAAAAGTTAAATAAAGGAATATATGCAGATGACAAAGGATTAACAGTTGGAGAATGGGCAATTAAATGGTTTGAAACTGATAAGTCAACATGCGGAATCAGGACTAAAGAAATGTATGAACGTCTTGTAAAAGGGCATATAGTTCCAGGAATCGGAAGCATTAGGTTGAGAGATCTCAAAAAATCTGATATCCAATTATTGATTAATAGAAATTCTGAACACTTTAGAACTTGTGAACAGATTAGAATGGCTGTTCGTCAAATGCTGGACTCAGCGATTGAGGATGGATTAATCTACAAAAACGTAGGGTTAAAAATTATACTACCACCAAAATATAAGGAAGAGAAACGAGCGCTTAAAGAAATTGAAAAAGTTGCAATATCTAAAGTGGATTTTACAGATTATGAAAAAGCATTTGTATATATATTATTATATTGCGGAATAAGAAGAGGGGAGATATTGGCTCTATCACGCAATGATATAGATTTGAAATCCAGAGAGATAAAAATAAGAAACGCTATTACATTCGATGGGAATAATCCAGTTTTAAAGAATATACCAAAAACCATTAATGGAATACGTAATATTCCAATCCCAGATGCTCTGTATAGTATATTGAAGACTTACGTATCTAATTTAAATAGCTTATATTTGTTTGAAATGAGAAAGCGTGGCGGGTTAATGACCAAAACTTCTTATAATAAATTATGGAGTTCAATTATTGATAAAATTAATATTGCTGCTGGAGGGCGTAGATCAGAAAAGGCCACTAAAGATAAAGAAGCAGTTAACGAGATTCTAGTGATACATGGATTGACTGCGCATGTCTTCAGACATAACTATGCTACTATGCTTTACTATAGCGGTATAGATGTAAAAGATGCTCAACGTCTCCTTGGACATTCTAATATAAAAATAACTCTTGACCTATATACGCATCTCGATCAATCAAAAAGCAATGCAAAAGACAAATTAAGTGCATTATGTGCTCTTTAAATGACTATAATTCTGACTAAATATCACTCATAAAATCGCTCTGACTAACATATGACTAAACCAATATTTGTATAATATAATTATTATTAGCCTATTTTATATTTAGGTGTTTTCTGCGTAAACACTTGATTTTACACAACAAAAAAGCCCTAACCCAGCAGCTCTCTCGTCTGCCAAACTAGGACTCTATAGTGCGCCTCCAGGGGCTCGAACCCTGGACACCCTGATTAAGAGTCAGGTATAACATCAGCATTTATAGTACTCGACAGGTCATATGACTAACATTTGACTAACCAAAGATTTATTAATTCTCATGAAAACACCCCGGTTTTCCGGGGTGACATTTCTACTTATTCCTTATGTATCTCGCTCTGCTCATTTAAAAACTTCAATGAATCATAATACCCTTTTAAGAAGAAGTCATCCGTTTTTGAGATTGAACATTCCGCTAAAACATCCTCTTCGACATCTCTTTTTTTAACAGCTTCAGTTCCCAATACTACCCTCCCAAGTCTTGCTCAAGTCCGAATTAATTTGCCACTGGCGAATGCGTAATATAATTATAGAACATACGTTTGGGTATTGCAAGTTATTTTTACATAATATTTTCTTCACCACCCTATTGAATATTTAAATTGTTGCTATTGTGCCTAAGTATTCTCCTAATTGATAGTTTACCAGAATTAACCTTATAAAACAATGGAAATTGTTTCATAAAATTTAACATATATTTCATATTTTCTTAATATATTCCTATTTTATTCACTATTAATATACACAATATTCTTTTAAAGAATAATTTAGGACTTTCGAGAATATAACTCTTGACCATATTGTGAGAAAAATTACCTCATGCTAAGATATTTGTGAGGTGTTTTTATGTTCGATTATGTTAGTATGGGAAATAGAATATTTTATATAAGAACCAGTAAAAATATTAAACAGAGTGAAATGGGAAAAAGAATGGGTATTGTGCAATCCTCTTATTCTAAACTGGAACGAGGAAGCCAGGAAATGACAATTGCACAAATATATAAAATTGCTGAAATATTAGAGGTTCCAGTATTCTGGCTATTAGATCCTGACTATAAAGAAACTCTTACAGATGAAGAAGCTCTGGAGATGGAAAATTATAAGAAATATTTAATTGAAAAAAGGAAAAAATAATTACAAGTATCATAGAAGTATCATCTATGGTACTTTTTCTTATAATATGATTAAAAGATTGTAAATCCATTGACAATAATGGTAAAATATTGCATACTGAAATAAATTAAAACATTCAGGAGGAATTAACTATGAAAAAGGTGTTATGCCTGTTATTGGCAGTTGTAATTATTTTTTCTGTTGGTCAAAAAGTACAAGCTGCAGATACAAGCACAGTATCCCAAGCAAGCATAAATAAAATTAAGAAAGCCATGGTTGAAAAGGCTGAAAGTATGAAGGATTATGATTTTTCTTCCATTAAAACCAGTACTTCAATTGAATCAGATGTAGTTAAGATTAAAATAAAAAATACCAGTACTTACGATATTTTTTCTATTCCCGTTACGGTTGTATCGTACAAGAGTGGTAAAAACATCGATAACACATCTTATTATGTAGAAGTTAAGGCTGGAAGAACTGTAACCCTTGAATTAGATTTCCCATATGTGGATAGTTCGATTGTGACACCAGATGAGTGTAAAGTATATATTAACTATTCAAACGTATATTAATAATTGACATTATTTTCTTTATATGATAGATTATAACTATCTAGAGCAGAAGTGATAGAGAAGCAATACCATCCCATTTCCCCCGGTACGTGAGCCGGGGGATTTTTCTGTTATTGCTGTTCTCTGGATATTTTCTCTTCTATTGCTTCTACAATGTATTCATTTAGAGATAATCCGTTTTTTTCTGCTGCTGCTTCATATATTTCTTTTCTTCCTTTTTTAACATAAGGATATAATCGATCATAATTCGCTGTATTATATTTCTGCTTTGCTCTTGTTGCTGCATTGCTTTTCTTTTCCAATATAATTTCCTCCTTATTTTTCTTTTTAAATTATATCACACGCATAATACTAACGCAAGTATACAGCATGCATAATATAACGTTAGTATATTTGTGCATTATTCCTGTATTGCTTTTATACTAACGTTAGTATATAATAACATCATAAGGAACAGCAAATAAGGAATGTGAAAGGGGATAGAAATTATGACAAGAACATATAACAAAATTCAAGAAACATACATGCTGGCAAAGGCTCATCTTGAAATATTGGAAGATCAGGAGAAAAAGGCAGACCACCAATTTGTATTAGATAAAGGTATTACAAATCCAGACGGAAGCATCCCGGAATATCTTTACTGTATAGACGATGATGAATTGTTTGAAAAAGCAAGTGCCGAATATGATACACTGGATGATAACGGCCTTTGGAATGATATCCTTGAAGCCCGTAAGCTATTAAAAGAAGCCGAAGAAAATTTAATACAGTATGGATTAAGCATAATGCCGGCACGTTACTCCAGGGAAAGAGAAATGCTAAAAAGGGAAGTATCAGAAAACTACACAACCAGAAAGAAGTTTATAGACCTTACAATAAATCTTGATTCAAGAACAGTAACCGCTTAACTACACAGGTTTCCGGTCATCCTTAAACCGGAGAAAGGGAATCATGAAATATGCAGTTTATTTCAAATGGTTTGATGGTACCGAGGATACTTTTAATTGTGACAACCGAGATGATATGTTGCTGAATGTTCGAACGATTAAACGAAATGGAGATCAAAAATTAACAGGTGTAAGTAAAATACTTAAGAGCGGTGAATATGTCCCGATTAAGTATTTTAAAGATTATAAAGATAAGTTTGTTTAATAATTACCGCTGCGCTATCAGCTACGGGCAGAAAGGAATATTGAAGATTTTGTAAATATGAAATAGAATATAAGAAACAGGAGGATAAGATAATGCAAAAGAATAAAAATGGAAAGTATGATGTGCTGAATACAAGTAATTGCGAATGGTTTGAGGTTGATGAAGAGTGGTTTGACGGAATAGACTTGAAAAATGTACAAGAAGTTAGGTTTAGCAAACCTCATGGAACTGATGATGCATTAGAGGTTATTAATACAAGAGGTATATCAACATACTATTTCAATAAATTCGGTAGTTGGGTATTAGATTATTGATTAATTAAAATTTTAATGAAAAGAAAATTGCCCCGGATGATTAGTCCAGGGCTTTTTACATCATATGTTACGGTTATATTTGTTTGCACTACCAAACAATTAATATACATAAAATTTCAATGCGCCATGCGCTACGGTTATATCTGTCTACAATCAAATAATTATTATAGACAAAATTTA